AATATGTAAATCAACATCTAAAAAAGCATAGATACTATTATTAAATCCTGCATATTTACTTAATATCGCTCTTTCTTTATTTACAAAATTAAAAGGTAATGCTATTTTAGTAGTAGGTTTAATATTTGTAATAGCTGATTTTAAATGAAGTTCTAATGGTTTAGGAATTGGTCTTTTAGTACGCATAATTGTACCACAATCATAATCTACATTACATTCATTTACAGATACTTCTTCAAGTTCTAAACATAATTTCTGAACAATAGAATTATCTACAGTTCGTTGAAAATTATTTAAATCCTGTCTAAGATACTTTGCTCTTTTATTATTATAAAGATAAATAATATATCTATCATCGATTTCTGAATCATCTTTATATTGTTTTAGTGCTTCACGCACATCGTATACAATTTTTCGTATTGCTGCCATATATTTTTAAGCATAAAAAAACCCCTCTCGAATGAGAGAGGTCTGTTTGTTATTTTTATAAATTCATCATTATATTAATCGGTGTTTCACCCTGTAAAACTACACCACATGCAATTGCAGGTTTTTTGTTCTCTTTAGCATAAGCCATTGCATAAGACTTATGATCTATACCACATCCAACTTGCATACCAAAGATTTTAAACTTAGCACCTACAAACCATTCTACATAACATTGTGTATGTAAATGTCCCTGAACAATTGATTGTAAATCACCTTTCACTCTAGATCTTGCAGTACCACCTTCACCATGAATATATAGTACATCATCAATTTCAATTGACTCTGTAAAGTTCCATCCTGGAACACCTAATACTTCACTATAATCTTTTATCCAAAGTTTAGATAAACCACTACTATGTGCTTTACGCATAATAAGTCTATCATGATTACCAATAATTACAGTTGCTTTTGGAAAAGCATTATACCATTTTCTAATTTCAGTAATTGCCATTTTAAGCTCTTGTCCTGCACTATGTCCATCTGGATCAGTCTCGTGATAACTTGATGCATGATTATCAATAACATCACCAATAAATACTACTTCATTACATTTATATTTATTGTACGTTTCAACACAATGTTCAAGATAACCGTCTAATGTGAATGGTAAATGTAAATCACCAATTACTAAAACGTTTTTACCAGATTTAGATTTTTTAACTTTACTTTCAAAAAAAGAATTTATTGGAAAAATACTATTTTCAAAAGCTTGTTTAAACACATCTCTTGAAGTATTTAAATTTGCAAATCTAGAAACATCTTTTATTGAAGATGAACTATCCTGTACTTTAATATTATTTTTATATTCTTTACGAGCTTCTCTAAGAACATCACCTATAAGATTAATATCTTTAATATCTAATCTTTCAGCAATAACATAAGGTGATTTTTTTAAATAACCTGTATTCTTTAATAAAAACTCTTTAATTTCTTTATAACTCATATTCTTCTTTTAAATATTAATATCTTACAAAGATAATAAAAATAATTGTAAATTCCTAATAAATAAGCAATTATTTTATACTTTTTTTAATTATTTTATAATTTAAACTTATATCTCAAGTGAATATTTTCATTTGTATCATATGCACCTTCAATAATATGTCCATTTTTTAATTGTAATCCTAGACCTGCTTCAAAATTAAATTTAGTTAAATCTATTGTAGTAGAAGTACCTCCTCCAACATATATATTAGTAATACCTAAAAAAGATTTTGGTTCAGGTATTTTAATTTCTACAGGAACTTTACGTTCTTTTATTTCATATAATTGTTGAAATGATTCTATGGTACCTCTTGTAGTTACTAAAGCATTTGTTTTAATAAACTCATCTTCATAAGGTATATTATATTTATTTAATTCTATAGACTTTTGATAAGTAGATAGTTTATCAGCATCAGATTTTAACTTATTAAATCTTTCCAATAATTCTTTATTTTCTTGAAATACAATACTATCTTTATATATAATATTATCCTTAATTACTTCATAAGGAATAGGTTTTTCAATGATTTCAGATTTACCTTTAATACCGGGTATTGTTACAGTTGTTTTGATAACTTCAGGTTCTTTAGTTTCACTAGAACATCTTCCGATAAAGAAAGTTGTAATTAGTAAAACCAATATAATACCTATAGTACCAATAAATTTATATTTATTAGTATTCATAATTCTATTCTTTAATTTCAAAATGCATCCAATCATAATTCTTTTCTACACCTAATGATACAAATCCATGTTTATAGAAAATATCAATCATAGGTTTATATTCAGGTCTTGCAAATCTAGCAGTTCTAGATGTTTCTTTAAGTAAATTTCTTTCAGGATCTAAATCTATTGCTATTCCCCAAGAATGTCTTGAATAATCTGAACCACCTCTCATTGCTCTAAAATTAAAACATCCTCCAAACAAATCAATCCCTAATTCTACAATTTTATCATAACCATAATAATTTAATAAATCTTGAAATACTTTTGTAAAATTATCAGCTACAAGTTTATGACAACGCATTGTAGTAACTTTAGCTTTTTTATCCCAGGCTAATCTCATAGCATATGGTAATTTAATAGATACTAAATATTCACCTTTATCTGTAGGTTTACCATATTTAGCAATTGCTTGTGTTGTTGTAATCATAATTTATTTTAATTTAACATTTAAACTATCTTGAGCTTCAAGATAATCTAAATTCTTATTTATTTGTTCAATATCTAATCTAAGTTTTTTTAATTCTTTATCTATAATATCAAAATCAGTATGTTTCTTAAGAATAGGTATTTTAAAACTAGTACTAAATAATAGTGTTACTAGTATAAGTAATACTTTTAATTTCATTGATTATTTATTTTATTTGTTCGTTTAACTAAATTATTTGTTTGTTGTCTAAGACGTTTAATTTCAGCTTCCATTTCAGTAGCTTTATCATTAATAAGTTTATCTGTAATATTTTTTTGATTATCAAATTTTATAGTCCAGTAATCGTCCCTAGCTTTTTCAGCTTCTCTTATTGCTCTACTATAATCCTTATTATCTTTAAGATTAGCTTGAACTTGAATTTCTAATTTAGATTCTGCTCTAATTCTTTCATCTTTTGATTCATTATATAAATAATACATTAAACATAATCCAAAGAATAATATAAAATTAATAACTACAGACAGAACCCAAGGTCTATTCTTAGGTTCTGTATCTATAATTTTATCAAAATATTCTTTAGGATTTTGATCTAATATTTTCATGTTGTGTTTATCTTTTAATTAAAGAAACTTCTTAATAAGTTTCCTGTCCTCTAATCCAAGTTATTGTAGTAGTACCTGTAGATGTAGGTACTAATCTACATAATGCATTTGCTGGAACATTCCACGTTATAAAACCTGATTGTGTTGTTGTAGAATTTAAAACAATTGCTAATGTTACAGTATTACTATTTTCAACTTCACCTGCATCAATCCAAGTTGTTCCACCATTAGTTGAATATTGAAATAATACTTTACCAGTAGAAGCAGAACCTATTGTTGCAGTACAAGATATTTTTATATTATATCTTATTGTAGCTGATTTTGTAATTGAAATCGTATAATTTGTATTATTTATTGATCTAGTAATAATATAATCAGTTGGTGTGTATATTGATGGAATAGTTGGAAATGCTGCAGGTGTACCATCTCCTCTTAAATAATCACTAGTTGAACCAGTAGGAATATTAAATTTTCCAGGAACAGAAGCTAATGTACCTAAAACAGTACTATCTAAACTATAAATACCTGCTGAATAATTTAAACCTGTTCCTGAACCAAAAGCATTTCTTGCAAGTGTTACACTAAAATATTTATTAGTTGTTCCCTCAGAAATATTATCTGTAGATTTTAAACCTAAATTGTAATCAAAAGAAGTTGCAAAACTATATACCGCAAAAGCATTTGAATTAGTAGTTTGTACTCCTACAAAATTATCATGTACTATAGATTGAACTGTTGCTTGAAGATTATTTATACCTCCTGCTCTTGGTGTTTGAGCATATATACCTATTGAAAATAGAATTGTAAAAATTGTTAAAAGTTTTTTCATTAATTTTATTGTTTTATTAGAGAATTATAAATGATACTCCATTATTAAATAATTCCATACTACTTCCCGGAGTTAATGAAATAGTATTTACTAATGCTCCTGAATCCCAAATATTATTTGTTCCTCCATTTGCATTAAGTGTTATCGTTCCTGTTCCTGTATTAATTAATACAAATCTTGTTTTAGTATTACCTGCAATAGTTGGTAAAGTCCAAATAGTTGCTGTAGAACCTGTATAAGAATAATACATTACTCTACTTGTAGTAGCTAAACTAAGTGTTGTTGCAGAAGATAATATATTATCAGATAATTGTCCTAAAGCAACTAAATCTGTATTTGCTACGGCATTCGCTGCTGATACAGGAGTTGTAAATGTGCTTTGGGTAGAATTTACTGTAAATCTTTTTGTACCACTTGTATAAAAATCTATGGGAGCATTAGCAGCATTATATATAAATCCTGATTTGTCAAAAAATTGTCCTACTTGTAATTTATCACCAGCAGTTGCTCCAGAACCTGAATAAAAATCTATAGCTGAGTAAGTTCCGTTATTAGTTGTGGTCGATGTATTTCTAATTTCTAATTGAGCTGTAAAACTGCCCATGTTAGAAAGTTTTAAAGGAAATGTTGAAGCAGATGTATTAATTGTTTTTGCACCTGTCATTGTTTCAGTACCTGCTAAATGAACTACTAAACTATCATTAGCTTTTAAATCTAGAGCTGTTTGTTGTGCAGTAGATACAGGTTTATTTAAATCACTTGTATTATTAACATTATTTAATGCCAATGCTGATTTTAAACTTGCAGTGCTAATTACACCTGTAAGTCCTGCAACAGAATTTACATCTGAAGGAGATATTTCAATATATGCACTTCCTGACCATCTATAAGTTTTATTAGTATCTCTAGCTACATATATTTTACCTGTTTCTCCTGTTAGTGGAAAAGCAGCTAAATTATTAAATTCTAGTACATCATCGACATAACTAGGTAAATATATAGGATCTATTGTAGAACTTGAATTTAAAGGTACTACACCATTAGATGCTCCTTTTTCAGTTATTTGTATAAATCCACTTCCAGCAGATGTTATTAAAGATTGTACATATTTTTTCTGAACATATACATTTTCGTTTTCAATTAAATCAGCTGAATAATTTGGAGAATAATCTGTATTACTTGCTAAACCTTTACTATCTTCACTAGCAAATAATTCTATACCTCCTGAACCAATATTTAATCCTGAAGTAGTACCAGATATAGAACTGCTTACAGTTAAAGTAAGACTTGAAGTTGACATTTCAATAAAACTACTTTCTAAATTTTCAAAAGAATCATCAGCAGTAAACCTTGTATAATTAGCTAATCTAAAATTTCCATTCATAGGAAATCCTTCTAATGTTCCGTTTAAAGGTATATAACCATTTACTAAATCTCCCAATTGAACAAAAGCAAGAGGGTTGTTTTGTTTATCAAATAAATTACTTCCTAATATACCTATACATTCAGAAAAATTTGAGATGATAAAAGCAGAATCAGATGTAGTACCTATTTCAGTACCATATCCCTCAGAAGGTTTTACAGTTCTAACTACGCTTTTACCATCTTCAAAACTAAATTCTGAATTTTGGTCTTCACCTTCATTTATATTGAAGATTTTATATCCATTTGAAATTTCTATATTTCCTGTAACAGGTTTATCAACTAAAGTACCTGTTAATGGAATATAACTTTCTTGTAAATCTCCGAACTGCACATAAGCCTTTAAATCAAATTGTTTATCAAAAACCTCACTACCTACTAGTCCTTTAAAATTAGGATTATTTGAATCTAAATTATAAGAATCATCACCTATAAATAAAGTATTTAGAAGTCCTGAATCTGTATTGCTTTTTCTAATGAAAAAATTTCCATCATCAAAAACTATTGCATTTTCTGTATTTCCAAGATCTACTGCTGATATCGCGAATATTTTATGATAGTCTGATATTTCAATATCCCCAGTAACAGGACTTCCTATTTCGGTTCCCGCTAGAGGTATGTAATCTCCTATTAAAACTCCAATATTACCTAATGAATTATTTATATCTGCCATATTATAAACTTTCTATAAAATATTCTACAACTACTTTACTTCCTGCTTTAGCTGTAAAAGAATAAGTTGATTGATTTAAATTTGTATTTTCATGATTTAAAGTAGTTCCAGTTGGATATTCTACAGTTGTACCATTAATTGTTTGTGTAATTTTACCTTCTAAAACCATTATTGAAATTGCATGAAATGTATTAATAGGATAAGATACTAATTCATCAGTATCAGGTTCATATACTTCTTGTATTAAGGTATCATAGGGTGTTCCATTTCCTGAACAAGTATATACTGCTTGTAATGTTTCTACTAATTGATGTAAATCTTGAAGATTTAATCTATGACAATTATCAAAAGCATTAAGTAGATAATTTAAGCTTTGTTGAATTTCATTGCATTGTATTTGAGCCATTTAATTTTTTAGTTTTAATTGTTAATTATTCTTGAGCGTTTACAGTTACATATAATTTAACTGCCCCAATATAATAAAGTTTAGAACCTACATCTGATATAGTATATGCAGCTCCTTCATAATTTTTTTCTATTGTAATAGTAGGTGTTGGTGTAAATATTAATAATCCTGCGGCAATATCTTCAATAGGTATCTCCATATTTATAAATACATCTACTCCATTATATTTTAAAGTTGATCCATCAGTAATCCAACCATCTAAAAACTTTAATTTATAAGGACCATCACCTTCAGGATCTGTATAAACACCTTCTATAGTATCTATAATAAAATCATCAACTGTAAATATATAAGGTGTATCGTAATCTGTAGTTACATCAGCACTACCTAAAGCACTAGGTCTTAAATTAGTACTTACTTCATCTACGTTTATAGTCATTGTTTTTCCCATAATTATAGTCCACTAAATTGTTGAGAACCTGTATCTGAAACATCGAAATCAAAATCTACTACATAATCATCTGTATTACTTGATGGTTCATATGTAAATAATCCTGTATCAATATCTGTAAATAATAATTCTTGATTTAAAGTTACATTTACACTATTTATTTTAAGTAATCCTTCTAATGGTAAACTTAATATTTTTAGTTTATATGCTGGATTATTTTCAGGATCTTGATATGGTGGTGTTGTATTTGTTGTAAAATCAGCTCTAGTAAATATTACTGTTTGTCCATTTGGAGTATCTCTTTCGTTATCTCCAATTTGGTTTGGTGGTAGATTAATATATTCATCTACATTTATAGTCATTGTAGCCATATTGCTATATAGTTTATTTGGATTATCATCACTTGTTTTGAAATCTATATTTTCAGTATATTCTAATTTACTAATTCTAGTATATGTTAATAAATTTACATTGTTTATTGAAAATACAAAATTAATATTGTTTATAATATTCTTATTATATTTTAATACACCATATTCTGGTAAAGATAATATCATTACATCAAATGGTAAATCACTTTCTTTATCATAATATTCAGTAGTAAATTGTAATTTAGTAAAATTAATAAAATCTCCTGGTTTTTCTAAACTCATCGTATTAAAATTGTTATAGTTGAAATTTCTGTAATACGAGGTATTACTTCATCAGTAGTCATAGTATATGTAAAAGTATCTTCTAAAGATAATCCTCTTTCTACAATAGGAGTATAAGTTAGATTACTTATATTACTAAAATTTATAGTTGTATTAATTTCTAAATTCACACCATTATACTGTAATATACCCATAGTAGGTAAAGATAATATTTTAATACTTTCAAATACTAATGTTGTAGGTTCATAACATTTTGTAAAAGAACCATATTCCATTGTTAAATAATCAAAATAAGAAAATAATCCTGCTGTTCCATCACATCCTGAAATTACTTCTATTGGATCTGGTTCAATAATTACCGGATCTTCAATTGTAGGTGGTGTATTAATGATTCCAATATGAAAATCATTATTTGTATTATAGTAATATTCTCTAATATTATTAGATTTACATAATAATTTAGAACTATTTAAAATACTAAAATATAATTGAATTAACTTATTATAATCTCTAGTACAAATTTCAATATTATTACATAACATATTATATATTAAATCTAATAAATATAATTCTTTAGAATTTAATAATCCATTTATTCTTGCAATATTATATATTTTATTAATAGTTGCAATAACAGTATATTTATGATCGTTATTAAGTGTTTCCATTATTACAATTTAAACAACCAGATTTATAATTTCCAGTATTTGATGTTAATAAATCTTTACAACATTTTGTAGAGTTACATAGTTTTGCAAGTTTTGGTAAAATTGAAATTGCATCATTATAATTACCTGTATCTAATGAATAATTAATTGTTTTAATCATTAAATCTATTGTCATTGCTTTTTCAGCATCAGGATGATTTATAAAATTATTATTACAAGATGTACAATTATCTAAACCTAATAATAAATTAGTTAAACATCTATAGTGAGATGTTAAATTATAAACAATTCCTAATAACGGATTAGGACAAGTAATACATTCTTCATTGGGTGCATCTGTTTGGAATTCTAAAAAATAAATACCTGAATAATTTTGAAGACCTATTTCACTTGAATCAATTGTAAATATTTCTTTATTATTAATCTGTTCTAATTTAAAAGAAAAATCTTTTGCTTTAGTATAATCTTTAAAATTCTTATCAGTCCACAACAAAACAGATGTAATATTATAAGTTTCGGTTGTTTGAACATTTACAAAAATCTTATTACCTAAACTATTTATTGATAAGTCATTTAATATAATCATTTGTCATAGGGATAAAAAAAAAGGAAGAAGATATATTATCCTCTCCCTTTTAAAGTTAATTTTTAAAATTATTATGCTACTGCTAAATCTGCAGGAACTACTGCAAGTGTTCCAACAGCTGTTCTAATATCTGCAAGTACTAAATTTGTATTAGCGTTTTGAGCTAATGTATTTGCACTTTTTTCAACTAAAATAGTAAGAACTTTATATTGTCTTTCAACAGATGTTTCATTTCTAGGTGCAAAATAAATAATTTGAATTACATTATAAAGACCCGCTTTAGTTGTATAATATGGAACTCTGTCACCAAAATCTGCAGGATATCCAACAAGTCTATCTGCATCATATTTGTATCCTTTAACAAACCATTCATAATTTGTAGCCCATTTACCAGTTCCATTTCCAGGATTACCACCTACAGTTACGGTAGATGTAAGCACTCCTAAATCAGAACCTTGTCCATTAGTTGGTACATTTTCAAATACTCTACCTGTTACAGTAAAATACAATTTACGTCCATCAATTTTTCCTGGTACATTATTTTGAATTTTCTCTGTAATAAGAATTCCTGTTCCATCAGCAACAGCTGTAAATTCACTATTTCCTCTACGTAATAGATTTTTATTCAACGATGCAAGAACACCATCACGAATTGTTGTAGCTGTATCACTACCCAAAACTTGACCTGTTACATAATAACCTTGAATATTTTCAAAATTTTCTGGAGAGATTTGATTTTCTACACGAATATCAACTTCATAAGTTCTTTTAGCAGCTGCAACACCAGCAGTATTAAAACCATCAATTTTGATAGCTCTAGCTACTTCAGGAGCATATGCTTTAACTGTAATTTTTTCAATGTAACGTGGATCTACTTTATCAGAGAACTCATAATTTAATCCTTTAGCAGCGTCACCTGCTGTTTTTTGTAGTAAATAAAAAGGTTTACCTAATGTTGGTGCAGTACCATCTTTAGATAATACTTTAATTTCTTTATCACTTGCTGAAGTGACAAATGTAGCTACAGTTGTTTCTGTGGCAACAGCATTACCTACGATAATCTCGCCTACCTGTCTTGGTCCAAACATAATCTAATTTGTTTTTAATTTATAAATAATTGAATTGTTTATTCATTTCTTGTATCAATCTGAATTTTACTTTCTAAACCTTGAGATTTATAATCACGTAATGCTAATTCTACAGCACGATCAATTATTTCTCTATGTATAGATTCATGTAATTCAGATGTAGATGGAAGTATTTCTCCATCAATTGATAATCCTTCACCTGGAAATACTACAGATAAATCATCTAGTATAATAGGTTTAGGGTATTTAATATATCTGTTTTTATATTCAGATATTGTATATGGAGATATTAATTCTACAACAGATGTATTATCTATTTTAGAAATATCTAATCTCCAAGTAATTGTTTTATTAGGTTTCTTAAAAGGATTTTTATTTTGAATATTGTATTCATCATGAGTTATAGGTTTAACATCTACAATAGTATTATTAATACATACATCTGTAGATGATAACTTAACTTGTTCATTAATGATTAGATAACATTCATCAGGTAAACCAAAGAATTGTGAATCAGGATCAATTCCTATTGTTGTTGGAATTGAAACATTAGTAATATAATTTTTAACTAATTCTTTTAAATCAACTCTTCTTTTTTCAGAACCTTCAAAACCTTTTTGTTTACGATTACTTAAAGCATCGTAATAATTTTTAACAATTTCTAACTGAGCTTTTGTAAAGTAAACTGATTTCTCATATGCATCTAAACCTGGAGCATTTTGTCCTGCAATAGTATTATAAGAAATATCAAATTCATTGTTCAGTTCTACTGTTGTCATATTTATTTAGCTTTATTAATTTTAGCTTCAATGATAGTTCTAACTTCTTGATTTTTAACGTCATCAAGATATGATACAGCATTGTCAAATGTTGGAATTTCACCACTATTACAAAGATCTAAACCATCTGCAGTAGTATATTTATTTCCTTTTTTGATAATTACATCTGAATCAACACCTGAATTAATTAACATTTTAGTATATAATGATTTATCATTCATAACATTAATAAATGATGTAGGCATTGTATCTACAAACTCTTCAACTTTATGTTGCAACCAATCAAGCTTAGTATCTTTAGAAATAGGTTTATTTGTAAGTAATTTAAGAATACCAAAAAGTTTTTCTTTATTATCCATTACTTTACCATACAACATAAATGCTTCTCTTTTAGAATCACGTTTACCTTTAGTTTCAAGCATTTCCTCATCTTCACGAGTAATTGCAAATTGATATGTTTGATTCTTATTACGATCACCCCAACTTAAAGCAATATCTTCTTTTAATGTTGATAGAATTTTATATGAAATATAATCCATAGGATTACTTAAATCAAATCTATTACTAGCATCATCTTTATGTAGAGACACTCTAAATGTTGTCCAGAAGTCCCCATATACTGACAAATCTAAACCTGTAGCATATTCTAAGAAATCTTTTTCATCTGCAGATAATACATTCTTAATTGAACCATTTCTTTGTAACGGTGCTGAAAACTTTCTAACAGCTTTATCCATCATACCTCCTGCAATAACGTGATTTGATTCAACATTAGCAGCCATACCTTTTTTTCTATTAATGTATTTAACTACAATAATTTCTTCTGGTAATGTAAAAACACCAGTATATCTTTTTGTTTCCATTCTTATCTTCTTTTTTAAATCTTCTTCCTAAGATTATATTAAAAAAGGGAGTTTTTTAAGGTAAACTCCCAATTAAAAACCTTTTATGAAACACTTAATGTGTCGACTTATAAATACTATTTATAAGGTTGTATTAATCTATAATTGCAGGTTTAAGTGTTGCAGTTCTAGAAGGATCTTTAACCATTGCACCAACACCTTCAACAAGTGCTGTCATAGTTGCAGAATCTTCCATGATTTGCATTTCACCACCTCTACGCCCAGTAAATGGATTTCTAATACCACCTTGATAACCTCTAAGTTCGTCAGAACCTCTAACTTTAACTTTTTGGATATTAGGCTCTTCCATTGAACCAATGTAAAGAATATCATATCTGTAAGATTCCGCTACACCACCATCTGGGTGAAGTACTTTATTTCTTACTTTATCATCATACATTGGATCCACTTCTAACATTACGTGAATGTTATTAGGAGCACGATACTCTGTAAATTGGAATCCTGCAGAGAATGCGTTATTATGAAATTTAGAAGAAACTTGTTTGATTGCATTTTGATTTGTATTATCAAATCCTAAAGCAGCCCAACCAGAAGCAATTTCAGATACAGCTCTGTGGAATTGGATTGCTCCTCTTTCACCTGTACGTAACATGAATTTTCTTTCACCCCAATCAAGTTTTCCTTCAGACAATTCAGAAAGCAAATCTTCTAACAAACGAATAGAGAATCTATTATAAGTTGTCGTATTTGAAACTTCCATTTGTTCACGAATACCTGAACCAGCTTTTATTTCAATATTAGAATTACCTTTATTTAAATAACGACTATTTTCATCACGATTGGTTTTACCAAACATGATTGTTTTAGATTTAATTCTAGATAATTGTTTTTCAAATTGCCAGTAAACTTCTTGCATCCAAGTTGTAGATGAATGTACTTTACCTGTATTAGCATCTCTTGTTTCAATTCCTGCAAAATATACAGGTTGAACTTTACAGTCAATCATCTTTCCAGAAACTTTATGTTCCATACGAATAGATGTAACTGAATTCCTCATTAAATAAGGAGATGTAAATCCAATACCAGCACCTTGAATTGAAAGTTCATCTTCAACAGGCGCACCTTCAATAGAGAATTTATTTCCTGGTAGAAATTCATCACCTGGAATACCTGCTAAAGATTCTTGACCACCCCATACTTCACAAGTATAAACATAGTTTTGACCTTCTTCATAAGGCTCTTCAATAATTCTCATTTGATAAACATCTGGTCTATGTCCTGCAATTAAATGCATTTTTGTAAACCATTTTTCACCAAACACTAATTCAAATGTAGCTCTTGCTTGACCAACACCTACGGTATTTCCATCAACAACTGCTCCATTATATCTAGCTTCTACTAAAGGAATGTTTCTTTCTTCACTACCTACTACTTTCCATACAAAATCATCTGCAGTTGCAAGAATTTTTTCAGGAAATAATGCTAAAGTTGTATCAAGATTTTTCATTCCAGAATTTTGTAACAACACAGTTGTTAGCGGAGAAATCAATTGTGGTTGTGATCCAAAAAGAGCACCAATATGATTCTTAAGTGTTAATCCTGACCAAGCATGTGCTTTAGTCATGACAAATTTTCCAATTGACATAAATTTTTATTTTTTAAAGTTTAATTGTGTACATTATATATTTAAGACAAAATCTTTACCATCATAACTATCACCATCTTGCATCCACAAAGGTGTACCATTATCTTGTATTTTAGTCTTACGTGCAATTCTCTCTAAATCTTTTACAGCACTTGACTTAGCTGAGGTTGTTAGTTTCGAATAATCTTTGAAACCATTTGTTAATTCATAAAAGTAGTACATACGTGTATCAAACTCTAATTGGTTTTCACGTCTTTCTTTCATAAATCTATTTTCAAAATAACCATCAGGTGATTTACCTACAATTTCATTAATTGTTTTATAAACCTTATCTTGTAATGCTTTAGTTACTGGTAAACCATTTACTAAATCTTTACGTTCATAAATTGTAGCTTTTAAAGCTTCATCTAATTTAGCTTGTTCAATCTTTTCTTGTTCAAGTCTTTCTGCATATGACTTCTTTTCAGATTCAATACGTCTAGATTCAAATTCTTGAATACTCTGATTAGATTCCAAAGCCTCTTCAATAAGAGCTTCATCACCTAAATCAATTAATCGTTTAAGATATCTTGCAGTTTTTTTATCATCAAAACCTTGATTAATATAATCTTGTTTGATAATATCTTTAGCTAAAGAAATATCTTCTTTTAAAACATCTTCAGTTATTTGACTATAATCTTCAATAACTTTTTTACTTTGAGCAATTTTTGAAACATCTATATTTGCAATATATTCCTCTAATTTACTTTGAGCTTGAATTTCTAATTCTTGTTTAAAAGCATTAGCAAAATCATCAGGTGTTTCAATCTTAGTATTTTCGATGTCTAGTGAAGGTAGAAACCCTTGTTCGTGAACAAAAGCGGCTAAAGAAGAATATAGGTTGGAAGAAGAATTGCCGTCTTCGTCTCTACCTTCATCTTGATCATCTTCTTCACCATCTACTTCCTCTGAACTATCGTCCTCGACGGTTGCTATATTTTTATTAGGATCAATATCTGTATCCTCATTATCTTCTAAATCAGAATCATCAGATGGTATATCAAAATTAAAATTTCCATTTAATTCAATATTACTATCACCAAAGATTCCCATTTCTAATTTATCTTCATCTTCCATATATAATAATTTATTATAAACTCTTCTTCCATGAATTGTTTAAGTTTGCAAATATAATATAAATAGGGAGAAATTCCAAATGATTCTCCCTATTATTTAATTATTTAAAAAAATTCTAATAGCGTTTAGGTTGTAGATTTTTTCTTAATTCTAGAAATTTGATTTGATTCTTTCTTAAGTTCAACATCATCCTTATGTTTAACCATATCTTGATCAAGTTGTTTAAGTTTAAGTTCATAATCTTTTCTAGCTTTATCTACATCCAATGCAAATTTATCTCTATCTAAAGGATTTTCAATACCATCATCTACAACTGGACTTGATTCTACACCCTTAGATAGTTCTGCAACATATCTTCGAGTATCGTTATCTCTAACATTTTTAGTGTCTTCCAATTGAAGTTTAGTATTTTCAAGTTCAACTTGAGCTTGCATTTGTTCTCTAGCAATTTTATTTTGTTCTTGTGCTTGTTCAGATTGACGTTGTTGCATTTCTTCTTCAGCTGTTTCTAGTTTACGTCTCATATCCATTAATGAAGGACTAAAGTAAATATCCATAATAGTAGACATAGAACCACCGTTCTGAATGAATGCTTGAGCATAACCTTTAATCGCTTGTTCAAGTTCAGTTGCTTTTGCAGAACTTGTAACTAATATTCCATAATCTGATTCTGCAAGGTCTTCACCTTCCATATTTAAAATTTCAACTGTTTGATCATCTAAAATATATTGAACCTTTTTATTTTCAGTATCTCTTAATGCAACTTTAGCAGTTTCTAAGAATGCTTCTAGTACACGAATCTTAACAGATTCATGTTGCATAAACCAATATTCTGTAATATGACTTGATTGATTTACCGCTTTTTCAACACCACCTAATGTTTCTCTATTTGAAATTTGACCTTCACGTTGTGCAGATACTCCACATATTTCACCCATCTCCATTTTAATGAATTCAAGTAATTGTATATGTTGTTGAATATAACTACCTGTTTCCATATCAATAGAACGTCCACCTACAGTATTCATAGAACCTGCAAGTTTACCTGTAGCAGCACCATGATTACCTTCTTTAAATGAATCTACTACTGCAATCTTATTTACTACCGCAAAGTGTAACCATTTTTCAATTTCCCAATTTGCAGGTACTTTAGCTAAATCAAGTTCTAATATTTTACCATAATTTGTAGCAATAGCTTTATTTAATCTATCAAATAATGCATCATACATATACTGATAATTTTTAGCTCTATCAACTAAGGATACGGCTTTACCTTGATTGGTGTTATATATTTGACCAATAATACCTAAATGACCTTTAGAAGGATTATTTGCTTTTACATATTGAACTTGTCTTGGTCTCATTTTAAGATAGATATCTCTACCTAATTTAACACCCTCCCAAGCTTCATTAATCCAAAATATAGATTCTTCTTCACCTAAAAATTTATCAGCTTTATATTCTTCTGATTCAAATCTAAATTGAGTTTCACCATATTCATCATAAAATTTAATCTTCTTAACTTTACGTAATGATTTCCATCTTACTTTAAGTTCTCTAATATTACCATTCTCATCAGTATAATCTGAACCAAAATAATGACCATTTACTTCAGCAAATCCAAATAGACCTTCATACATTGATCTATCATTAATTGAATCCCTAAAAAGAGTATGGTTATTTTGATCATCAGAATATGTACCTTTACTTGATTGAGTACTATAATCTAAAATATAATCAATTTCATCTTCTTTTAATTCATCAAAATATTCATCTATTAATTGATTTGGAGATTTGAAATCTTCTATAATAATAATAGAAGCATCTTCAATTCTATCTGAATTACCTGATCTTACAGCATGAACTTTTAACGGATTAAGTTTTTCCATTATAGGTTCATTGTGAACAATATCTAATAGATAGATTTCTTCAGCCATAATTAAAGCATCTTTAAAACCTTTACTAAATTTTTCAGCAAAGTTTAATTCTTGCCAATAATGCTTTAGAATTTGATTAGCCATTTTCTCACGAATGTCTTGCCAACTATATTTCATATACTTACCAAGCTCATCCATTTTAACTTTCAACTCATCTTCTTCATAATTTGCTTCAAGAAAAGCTGTAAGTTTTTGCATTAAAAAAGTTTTCTTATCTTCTTCTTTTTTAGTAATTGCATCTGGATTTGTAACAACTGCAAAAAAATCAAATCTCCTTTTAATTTCTTCACCAACTAATAGATCTATTTTAGGAACTATAATTGGATGATGAGGTATATTATCAGGAACAAAACTTGCATCTAAGTGATGTGGATTAACAACTGTTGTTAAATCTCTAACATCTACAATACCATTATATAAATTAAGATTAATGATTTTATTCTTTAGACTTTTACGTACTTCTTCATTATGATAAAATGAATGTTTATCAGCAAAATCTAAATTATCTTTACGCCAATCTTTATTTTTTTGTTTATATGCTAATCGCTGTCTAGGCAATTGTATATTATTAATTCTTCCACTCATTGTTGTTAAATTTTATTAAACTATACAATATACAAAATTTTTAAGTAAATTCATAATTAATTATAATTTATTTAAAGTTGATTGTACTATTTCTAATAGCGCTTGAGTTATTACCATAATTCTTTTTAAAGAAATTATCATTACTTAACTGTTGAATTTGTTTATCTTGATTTTCAATAGCTGTTTGAGTACGCTTATATCGATCTTCTCTAAATATAAATAATAGAATTCCAGCAGATACACGGTCAAAGTTACCATCACTGTTCCATTTAATACATTCTTCAATATATGCAAGACCTCTAAGTTTATGAAGATTTAATCTAAAATCATCTTCATCACCATAAGCTTTAGTTAACATCCAGTCAGCTTGTAATAATCTACCCCACTTATTAACACGTTCATTTGCAAGAGTACCTTTAGCTTTATTACCATAAAGATTAGTTGCTTTAACAAATTCCATATCTCTAAGTATTTGAGGTACATCACAAAGTCTATGTAATGCATTCTTTTTATCAAAGTAACTAAATAAACCTTTTAAGTTACTTTCATAATTAGCTTCAGCATTATAGAATTCTAATAGTCTTAATGCTAATTCATAAGCTTCTTCAGCTAATTTAGGTCTACCAGTGTATTCCGCAACAATACGATCTGTAAAAGTATCCATTACTAACATACTAAATAAAGATGTACCTGCATCAGCATCAATAGGGTCAATACCTGCAATATATCTACCTCTAGGTATTTCACCATTAGCATTCTCTTTAGGCATCTCAAATATCTCAATACAACCTTCTCTATTTGCAGTATCTTTATCATAACTACGTAAAGGAAATTTATCCGAGTTAGGTCTCCATTTAAGTTTATTATCTGAAGTTCTAACTAATTCACCTACATAGTGTTCTGCAAGAAAAGCTTCCTTCTTAACCATTACACTTTCAAGATATTCTTTCAAATCTGATACAGGAAACACAGTTCCTTCTGTACGCATAATTGCTTCTTGTGGTGTAATAGGTTCCTCAGCTTTCTTTTGAGTAATTGCTGCAGGATCTGAAGCACTATATTTAATCTTATATCTACCTGTTAAAATTTCAATTAAAGCTTTAATTACATCTGGTTCACCAAGAGTCTCATCATAACAACCATTTCTATTCATATATCCACCCCAAAAGAAACCACAAATGGTATCTCCAGAAGCATTTCTATCAAATACGTTTGGTATACCGTAAATTTCATATGCTTCAGGTTGATAAAATAGTTTTTCAGATCCTTCAAATGAAGCACCTTCTGTACCACCTGTTCCTCCAGCAAGCATAAATCCAAATCCTACGCTACCATCTTCTACTGCTTTTAAATTTACATTCCATGCTTTTTCCAAATTAGGAAATAAACCATCTTCTTCATAATGAATAAGAGGTCCACGTAAACCCCTTGCTTTATCAGGATTATCTTTAAGTGAAATACCTTTTACTGAAGATTGTAAACCTTTACTAATACCATATTCATCTTTAAACCCTAATTTAATTTCTAAAGTACTACCTGCTCTATCAATCATCCTCATACGAGGTAATGGTGTATGTGTTGCAATCCAATCTAAAGTATCTACAATTTTACCCCAAATACCAGTATCTCCAGATAAGAAAGTTTTATCTGATGCTAAATGTACATTTGGATTACCTGAACCTGGATATGTATACATATTACATGGACTAATTGCACCCATTTTAAAACTAAATCCAACACCACGAGTTTTAAGTAGTTTACCATGTAAACCACCATCTCTTGCTTGCTTCATATAATGATAAAACAAATAATCACCTAACCAAGGTTTAGGGAATTTATATACTCTTTCACCTTGTTGTTTTTTAGATTTACTTTCAGTTTTAATAATTTCTACTAACCAAATTGGACTATAATTCCAATAGAAATATAATTGTCCAGGAATCCATTCACCATCACTAGGTCTTATTACACCATGTTTCCATCTGCGTAATTCTTCTTTCCAGAATTCAGCATAATCTGATTTAGGATTAGGATTTGGTGTTAAGTGTGTATAAACACCATGTTTTTCAAAATACAATGCTCTTTCTCTAAAGAAATCCATATCCTCAAGAATATGGGGATTAACTAAATCAACATCTATTCTACCATCATTAAAGAATTTAGTTTCTCTAGGTCTATCTTTAGCATAACCTCTAACTTCTTCAGGAGCAACTAATCTCTTTACAAATTCAACTGAAGATAGAATTTCAAGAAGTTCTACCCAAATTTCTCTAGGTAGACTTTCTTTTAATTCTTCAGTTAATTCAGTTTGATATTTATTAAATTTATATAATTCGTTTAATTCCATGAATCTTTATTTAATACTACAGCTTTAGTACTGAGTATAACTTTAGCTACAGATACTGCATTTTCTAATGCACATCTAGTAACTTTAAGTGGATCTATAATATTTTTTTCAAAATAAGTTACTCTTGGTGTTGATGATTTTGTACCATATAACATTTCATCCAATATACATCCATTTTCAGATATTTTTTCAATAGGTGCTGAAAGTGCATCTAAAACAGCAAGATCTACTAATAATCTATTTTTATTTGATTCAATAAAGTTACAATGTATAATATATGCTGATTCTTTTAACGCATATCCTGCACCTTCTACAATACCTTCTTCTAATGCACAAGCTACTGCAAGTACAGCATCATCATATCTATCTTTACGTTCTTTCATTTCATTTGGTGTTCTACCACCAACTTTAATAATAGATACTTTACCTGTTAATTTTTCAATACGTTGGTTTACTAGTTCTTTATCATAATCTGTAAGTTCATCTGATTTAGAAAACTCTTTTAAATTATTAATGAATTCATCAATATTAATATCATCATGTTTAACTAATACACTATTAGATTTACTAATTTTACATGATTTAAGTTTACCTAAAATATTAGATGTATACTTATTCTTAAAATTATCAATAATAGTGGCACCTGTAAAGTCAGATAAATCACGTAACAAATCTTTTCTATGTTTTGCAAAACCTGGGGCTTTAATAATACACACATCTAAATAACCATTTAATACATTTGTTTCAATTAATTTTAATACTGTTAAATGTACATCTTCAGTAATAATAAGTAATGATTCATTTAACTTAGCAATCTCCTGAATAGGAACTTCAAATGGAGTTAATGAATCTAATTTACCATCTAAAATTAATACATGTGGATTAATCAAATTACATTCACCTTTCTTTTTATCATTTACAAAATGTTTAGAAAAGTATGATACTGGTAATGACATACCTTCAACTAATTCAAGTTTATCTTCATCATTATCCCAAGTTTCTACTTTAACAGTATCTGAATGATTATAAGCATCTTGAATAATTTGTCCAATATGATTATCATTATTTGCTGAAATAGAAGCTACTTGTAATATATCTTCTTTCTTTAATTCTCTAGAATTCTCTTTTAGTTGTTTAATAACTTCAGGTATAATCCTATCAAAAGCTTTATTGATTTCTAAACTATCAAAATCTTTAAGATTGTTTACAAATGCTGTAGCAAGAACAGTAGACGTTGTTGTACCATCACCTGCTTGTTTAACAGTTTGATTAGCGGCCTCTCTTAAAAGTTCTACACCTATATTTTCAACTGGATCTTTAAAACTAATAGAATTAATAACACTTACACCATCTTTAGTTACTTTGTATTTACCATACATTTCATTATCAGGTATAATTACTGTTGAACCCATTGGACCCATTGTAGAAGCTACGGCATCATTTGCTTTATTAATTCCTAATATAAGTTTATCTCTTCCTTCTTTATCAAAATATATTTCTTCCATTATTCAAATATTTTTAAATCTACCATAAGAATATAACCTTCCTTAGAATAAATTAATTTAATACCTTCAGGATATTTATTTAATTCATCTAAGAAAGGTTTTGTTCTTTTCATAAAATCTTCTATTTCTTCCATATTATTCAAATCCAAGTCCTTCTTCAAAAATTCCCATACTTTTACTACCTTTCATTCTTCCTTCAGTTTCAATTTGTTCTTTAAGAAGTTCTTTTTCTGCAGATTTTAAATTTTGCATAATCTTAGGTAATTTTTCTTGTGATGCTACAATCATTGGTAATGTTGTAACTGTTCCTCCCTTATCAGTTCTTTCACGTAATAAGTCTGCTGTCATTTCTAAATATTCACTAATATCATTTGCCGATACCAAAGCACTTTTATAGAGTTTACCTAAAACAGTTAGACTTCTACTTTCATAAAAATCAATTGCTTCTTTCATAACAGAATCAAGTTTCCAATCTTCAGGTAACTTAATATCTTTTACAATTTCCTTAACTCTTAACTTTGGATCCATAATTAAATAATCTGATTTAATATCCGTGTAATAATAGATAAATAACATTTCTTTCATTGCTGTTTCCTTTGTTCTACTTTTATCTCTTTTAAGAATTGCCTTAAATGGAGAGAGTCCCCACACTTCTTCTCGAACTGTAAGGACCCAATCTTTAAATTCAAATAATCTCATTATTTAGATTTTTTATTTCTAGTCTTTTTAACTTGCATCACTTGATCTTTTGCAATTTCTAAAACTTCTGCTTCAGTATAAAGTTTATTACAAAGTTCTTTATTATATTCATATTCTTTTCTTAAAGATGTTGCAATATCTTCAATATCTAACTTTAATTTAAGATTTTCTTTAAGAACTTCTCCTTTTTCAAATTTTTGGTATAATCCAAATAATGTTGTTGCAATCATTCCAGTTACTGTACCAAATGTAACACTATCAATTTTACCAAATAAATAAGCTACAAGTGTAACTCCTGTTAGTACAATTGCACTAATACTATAAATTTTCTTCATATTAATCTTGTTTAGTTTTATCTTCTTTAATACTTCCTACCATCTTACCTGGTTTAGGTAATTCTGGTTGAGGTCCTATTTCTTGTTTTAAAATATTTAATGCTTTCAATATTGTAGCTGAATCTTGTAATCCAAATACTCCTTTTTGTGCACTTATATTTAATGCTTGTTCAATAATTTGAAATGCTTGTTCTTTATTCATTATTTAATATATTAATTAATTCTACATATACGGATTTAATGTTTTTTAAATCTGCATAACCCCATCTGTTTACAATTTCAATTGCAATTTTTAAAACTTCTAATTTATTCATTAGTCTAATTCTTTATATTTACATTTAATAATTCGATCCTCTATAATTGCATATAATCTACCATCAATTAACAATGGTTCAATTTTTACACCTTCAAGAATTTCATCTTGATTTTGAGGATTTCTTTCTCTAGACATAAGTTTACTTAAATTAATAATTACTTTCTGTCCTAAATCTAAACTTTTAACATACTCACCTTTAGCAATTACATATTGTACTTCAGACATTACATTATCTGAAAGTATCAAATTTCCATCTGGCTCATCTTTATTAATAGTTATAACGATCTTTCCAAATAGAGGTTCTACTGGAAAAGAGTTTGCAATTTCAATTGCTTCACTCTGACTTAAATTCATTTGTTCTAACATTCTTCTTTTGTTTTATAATTTCATCTTTTCTTATTGTACGTCTAATTGTTTCTGAATTAGTATACAACTTCCCTAAATACTTAAAATAAAAATTTGTTTTTAAATTATCAATTTCTTCTTCACTTAAATCACTAAAGCTTAAATTTTTTATTGTTTCGTAAGTAAATCTAAATTGAGATTCTACAATATTTCTAACTTCATCATCTGTTAAATTATTAGCTAAACCAATACTATGTATAATATCTTTAATTTTCTTATCATCAATTTTATTCATAAATTATATTGAAATTAAAGTTTATACTAAATTGTTTTGTATCTTTTGATAATTCAGGTATATATACTGGAGATATTTGTTTATCAATTATAACTTTCTTTTTTCTAAATTGAGATAGTATATTTTGTAATGACTGATCATTAATATTTAATTCTTCAGATATTAATAATTTTGTATCATAATCAAATACCTCTTTCCAAACAATATTCTTATTAGTTATTTCTTTTGATAATCTGTAATGATGATATAAAAATAAAGCTAGTACTTTTTGATGTTGTTTAGTTAGCTTATGAAAAGGCTGAAGAAACTCAATGTATCTATAAAAGAAATTCTTAATTTTTACATTTATACTAGCTACTTTTATATTATTCATTTTCTAAATACTTAATTATATCAGTTAATATAGGATTTCTATGATTTGCTTTAAGCGTTTTAAATCCTACTAAATCACTTTTCTCTAATTTTAATATTGTATGTAAACATGAATTACCATTAATAGATTTATCAATTTGTTCTTTAGAACCACAGAAAATCATTTTACTTCCTGTACCTAATCTAGTTAAGATTGTTCTAAAGTCTTGATAATTCATATCTTGAAATTCATCTACAATAACTACAGATTTCATAAATGTTACACCTTTAGCAACTTCAATTGGCATAATTTGAATAAGACCTTCTTTAACCATTTTTTCAGTCATTTCTTTACCTTGACATACTTCAAGATTCTGCATAATTGGAAAAACATATGGTTGAAGTTTATCTGCAATCTCTCCAGGTAATGCACCTAAATTGTTTTTAAGCATTGGTCTAGTAATCCATATTTGATTACATTGTTTCTTTCTAAAAGCTTTTAACGCAGTATGTACTGCAGCTAATGATTTACCTGAACCAAAGTCACCTAATAAAAAGTTTACATCATATTGATAAAATAATTCTACAAATTCTCTTTGTTCATCATTTAAATCTACATTCAGTTTAGGTTCTGTTTTCAAAGGTCGACCATTCATGTTTTCTTTAGGCATAATTATCTATTATTAGATTTACGTTTATTTTCTTTTTCTTCCCATTCAAATATTGTTTTAAATTCTTGTATTTCATTTACGGAATTACATCTAAAACAAATATTGTTATCTACATCATCTACAACAATATGTAGATTATTACAGTATCTACATGCTAAAACAGGTTCTTCATCATAATTAGTTTTATCTTCTTTCATTTTAATAATTTTATTTTCAATCTCTTTCACATAATCCGTATCAAATACTGGAAACGGAGCCATACTATTATAGTACGTCATGTGATCCAGTAACTTCTGTAATTGGATTAGTGTTTTCTTGCTCATTACTTTTAATATTAATTTCTATATTATAACCGTCAGTATTTTTATCATATTCTATTTTAACACTAGTTAAATAACCTTCGTGTTTAGAATTCCATTTTATCATAGATTCTTCAAACTTTTCGATATGATCTAATGCTTGTTTAAGATGTCTTCTATGAATGATATATGTTTTATCCATTGTTAATAGTTTTAGATATACCTTTTCTTCTAACTGCAAATTCCATTTCTAAAGTATCAGTTATATTGTTATGATAACATACATCACCACTTTGAACAATCTTTATACATTGATTTAGGAATTTAACTAAATCATCTTTTTCTTTAACTGTATATTTACTTAATTCCATTTTCTTCTTTATATTTTCTCCATTCAATTGGAGACATTAAATCTGGAAAGCGATCTCCATTATTACAGGATTCACTTACATAAAGTTTACCAGGAACATCACACCCACAATAAGAACATTTACCTGCACTAAGACAGTCTGTACATTGTAGCATTCTGTATGCTATCTGTTCCTGATACTCTTTAGATTGTAATCCTAATTTATCTATAAACATATTTGAATTACCTTCAATATATGCTTTAATATTTTTAAGTGTTATCTTATTCAATTCCATGATTAGGATTGCTTAATTTACCTAAGATTAATGTTTTCTCTAATGAATCAATATCTCTACCTAAAATATCTTTAGCTAATTTCTCAACATTAGTTTCATTAACATCAACGCCTGATTCTTTTAATTCATCAGCTACTTGACTGATTAAACCAATTGTTTGATAAAAACCTTTAAGATGTTTCTTTACTTTTTTATTCTCTTGAAGTTTAACTTGTCGAGATCCTCTACTCATAAAATTACTCATTATTTTGTAATTAAATTATTATATTCTTTACTTGTCATAATAACTAAATCAAGTTCTAAATCAATATTCATTGAATTATCTTTAGGATAATGTTTAGTAGTATTTATTAATTTAGATTGAGATCTAATTGCATCAAACAACATTGTTTGTTTTTCAAATTCTAAATTAGATTCATTCAACCCATCATTGTAGACAGGTTGATTAATTGTTTTCCTTATGTATAGCTTATTCATTAATTTTAAAGTTTAAAGTTTTAATATCTAGTATTGTATTACCTTCTTTATTGAAGACTAAATGTGTTTTAATATAACCTGTTTTATTTCTTACAAAGATCTGTGCAACTGGTTGTTGTGAATCATTTAGAAATAAACCTAAGTTAATATCATTTAATCTATTCCCTCGGTATTTGTGTGTATAATAATTGTAAAGATTGAATATATCTTTTTGATTATCAATTACATCTTTTTCAATATTGTTATATGTTTCTTGTATGTTTACTATCATTATTTTCTTCTTTTGGTTTAGGATTCCATTGATCATCCCAGTATATAAAATTATTCATATTTTTAATTCTTTTACAAAGATACGAAATTAATTTGACATATCCTAATTTTATTGTAATTATTTTTTATTAACTTTCAATCTATCAAAATCTTTTTTATAAAGTATAATATCTTCACCTTCCATAAATCTTTTTATTTCTTTAGAATTTAATCCTAAACGTTTAAACTTATCAGCATACTTTTGATTTTCATTTTTAATCTGTTCAAATAATATTTCAGAATTAAATAATTGTTTTCTAAATCTTCCTCCAAACTCTCTATCAATTTGATGAAATAAAAGTAAATCTAATTCTTCACTTAAATATACTTCTTTATCACAATCAGTAAGTAATAGTGTACCTGCTGAAGCTACATAATGTGTTAGATAAATAGTTATATCAGGATGTTGATTAATGAAATGTAATAAAACTTTCATTGCAGGTAATTCTCCACCTGGAGTACTAATAAATAAATCTACACTTGGTACTGATGCTAATATACCAATTAACTCTTGAACTGATTCTGTATTAATAGAATCATCGAAATAATGTACATAACGTACAAACTCTAATTGTAATTCTTCCATGTTTTAATTTTTAAGTTATACAAAGATAATAAATTAAAATGACAATTCCTAATAAAAAGTGATTTATTTTTAATTTTAAGTAAAACCC